ACGATGCCGTCGACGACTTCCGGACCGAAGGGTTCAACATCAAGACCCTGAAGCCTCGGGACGACACGGAGGAGCCCCTTCCCTATATCAAGGTGAAGGTCAACTTCGGAGGCCGTCCGCCCAAGATTGTCTCGATCATCGGACGTACTCGTACGCTCCTGAACGAGCAGACAGTCGGCGCCCTCGATTTCGCAGACCTAGAGAGGGCCGATATTGCCCTCCGCCCCTACCACGGACGCACTCAAGCTGGAGTGGAGTTCTGCTCGGCATATCTTGACAAGGGCTTCTTCACTATCGTGGAGGACGAGCTCGAGGCTATGTACGCCGAGGACGCCGACACCGAGGAGGTTCCGTTCTGATGCCACTCGAAGTCAAGCTCTTCAACCCTCGCCGTAGCGTCTGCGAGGCGGTCAAGATCACGAATGACAATCTCCGTCTGGTCCGCAACTGGGCCGCCAGCGACGAGGAGATCAAGGCCCACCTGCATACAGGCGCCATCGGCAAGTGGGTTATCCGCCGTAGCGACAACAAGTTCGACCTCATGACCGAGGGTCAGCTCTGGGGCCTCTACGAGCCAATCCTGCACTGACATCCATATCCACGGGGGCCCTGGGGAGACCTGGGGCCCCCATACCCACTAGAAGGAACGAACGCATGCTCAAGAAGCTTTATTTCCACACAAGCAAGGGGCGTAGCTACGACTTCGACATCGTCGCCACAGCCAAAGTCGACAAGCCCGGGTTCACCGAGTGGATTGTACAGGTCGATACCAATAACGAGCTTGGCGTCCACGAGGTCCAGGCCAGTACCGATGACTGCACATTCGACATCGTAGGAGACGATTCTCTGATTATTTGGGAACTCCCCCCAGTCGAGGAGGAACCCGACAAGTGGACCATCAATGTCGAATCCAACGCGGACTACATCGAGAACTGGAGCGTTAGAGGAAGGATACGTTGGACAGAGGACGGTAGCCTCGAGATTTTGAAAGACGATGGCCACCGGGTTCGTCTCTCGGGATACATCCGCAAGTTCGAGGTCGACGACGAAAAACAAGTCATCACGGTTCGTTACAAGAACTAATCCTCATTTTTTCTGTATTGTACTTGTGTAGGAGGCCTGTATGAAACTGGTTTTAAAGACGCTCGATGGCAAAGTTGCCCAGCGAAAGATCAAGGATTTATGTTGTGATGGGGACATCGGAGACGAGGACCCCCGGGCCGCTCTGGTCATCGTTGAGCTGGATGACACCGAGACATATCTCCCCATCGACCAATTTATCTGCGAGGAGTGGACCGACGATACTGTAGTTGTCAAGGAGGACTGGGCATGAAAGCGTATACTGTAGAGCGACACGGCGACCGCTGGATCGCCTGGCACAAGGAAGGGTTACTTGGGGTGGCGGACGACATGATTTCTGCATACCGTCTCGTGGAGGAGGCTACTAATGGCAACCGCTGACCCGATGCCCGACCCGAACATCTACGATATTCGAGAAGACGGAACTGTTTATGGGAAGCGCTCGGGCAAGCTTATACCTGTCCGGACATCCAGGTACGGTCTTCCGCAGATCCGTTTTTACAAAGGACATCGCTACCGTGTTCAGCTCCTCAGCAAGATCATCTGGACCCATTTCCACGGCGAGATCCCATTCATGCACGAGGTTCGGTATGTAGATGGCGATCCCTGGAACTGCTCCTTGGAGAACCTATATCTGAAGGACTTGAACGAGGAATTCACGCCTCTGGATCGCTGGCCGGGCTTTGCTATCAGCAAGGGTGGTGAATTGATCAACATGGAAACCCTTCACCGGATCAAGCCCATGATGCCTCCGAGCAGGACCAACCTCATGTTCTCAGTCCGTGTCAACGGGGAGAGCCGAACCTTCCCGGTTGCCTTCACCGTCTGGGAGACGTTCATGGGAGAGAAGGTCAACTCGCATTATCTCTGCCACAAAGACGGCAATGTCTGGAACTGCGCCCTGGATAACTTGTATCTCAGTGACGAGTACCCTTACTATCCACCCAAGGGCGATAGGGAGGACGGACCGAAGTACAAGCCCATCATCGAGGAGGACGGAAAGGAATACATGCCGGTCGAGTACTATATTCACATGGTCGACGGAGTGAAAGGAGAGAGGGAGAGTGGAATCCCCCAGAACTGCCGAATCGGCTCCTACTGAGACATTCAAGGACAGCATCATCGATGATATCGAGGTCAGTGATCTCGGTAGGATTCGGCGTATCTCGACTGGTCAGATTCTTACGCCTTGCCTCAGGGCAAACGGGTATGTCCAGGTAACCCTGTGGGATCGTGGGATTAGACGGACGAAATACGTCCAGAAGCTGGTCTGGGAAGCCTTCAACGGCCCTCTGGAGCCCTTGCAGAGGGTCGCACACCTGAATGGTGACCTGACTGATAATAGGCTCTCAAATCTCTTCCTAGAGTCTCACAGCGACTCGATGAAGAGGGCGTGGGATGCCAAGCGACGCAAGTGGGAAACCATCTACCAAGGAGTTCTGTGGTGAGTGAGTACAGGAGCCCGCACAACGACGGGCATGATCCGTATATCCTGATCTGGGAGTACGGGAATGACATTCGGAGGGCCGAGTTCGCCGAACGCTGGGCTGAGTACGACGAGACCGGTTGGACCGTCTGGTATTTCCGTCTTGTGGATGGAGGGATCATGACCTTCTCAGCTCGCGAGTGGGAGCAGCGAGACGATGTCAACCATCTGACAACTATTTGGATGAAGCCGTCGTTGTACGATATTGAAAGGAAGGAAAACTGACATGGGCATCATCACCTCAATGCTAATCGACTACGAAGACGCGGTTTACCAATACACACCTCAGCGGTATTCGGTCGACGTCAGAGAGGGCCACCGGATTCTTGCTGGCGGACCGCGGATCAACATGCTTGGGTTTGAGGACTACCGACTGGATCTTCAGTATTGGGAGATCGAGAAGAAGGAAGTCAGCGAGAATGGGGAGTGGCAAACGATCTATTTCCGTAAGAGGCAGCGTAAAGAGATCGAGATCGTCAAGGATAGCTTGACCGAGTCACCTAAGACTTATACGGCATATGGATACGAGGAGATTGACGGAAAATTCTACGTATTCTCGTCGTCCAAAGGGGCCGAGACTTTTGACCTATCAGAGTGGACGGTCAAGAAAGCCTTACCCGCATATCCTGGCCACAACAAACAGGTTCTTGTGTTCACGAGGAAGGCATCATGATTCCACCGGGACACATCATTCTGGTCATCAGCCGAGGGGACAAGATCATCTACGAGAAGGAGGGTATCTTCAATATCTGGTCCTACGTGAACGAAGGAGGACTCATGGCGGCCGTTCAGGATGCTATCGAGGAAGAGGTCCTGTTCGAAGACCTTCCGTGTGTCGCCGTGAATGTGGACGAGCCATACGTCCAGATACTCACCGAAGAGGACTGAACCTTGAGCCCGGTTGATCTGTGGCCCCATCAGGTCGAAGCGGTGAAGAACCTGAGGAATGGGTGCATATTGACCGGTAAGCCGGGCTCGGGGAAGTCGGTTGTCGCCCTCCAGTACTACGTTGAGAAGGTACTGGGGGTTCGACATCCGGCCGATCTTCCGAGGCGGCTTGCCGAAGGACCCAGGTTATATATAATCACCACTGCTCGCAAGAGGGATGACCTTGATTGGCAGGGGGATGTCTCGATGTATGGGCTGACGGACTACACGACGGTCGATTCGTGGAACAACATCAGTAACTACAGTGACATCCGTGACTCCTTCATCATATTCGATGAGCAAAGAGCTATCGGCAACGGCAAATGGGCCAAGACGTTTGTCAAGATGGCTCGTAACAACGAGTGGATCATGCTGTCTGGCACGCCTGGTGATAACTGGATGGACTACTGCCCGGTATTTATAGCCAATGGCTTCTTCAAGAACCGCACCCAGTTCGAGAGGGAGCACTGCCAGTTCAACTACAGAGCGGGCTATCCTCGTCTTGAGCGGTATATTGGGCAGGGGAAGTTGTTACGGCTTCGAAAGAAGGTCCTCGTTGACATGCCGTTCGTCAAGAAGACGACTAAGAAGCGGACGGACGTCCCGGTATCCTATGAGGAGAAGCCGTATCGTACGATCCAGAAGTATCGCTTCGATCCCTACAAGGAAGAGCCCATCAAGAACGCTGGAGGCCTATGTCATGTCTTGAGAAGGGTGACGAATGAGGATCCTGTGAGGCTTGAGGCAGTTCGAGCCTTGTGCGAGGAGCACCCTCGAGTCATCGTCTTCTATAATTTCGACTATGAGCTCTTCATGCTGCGGTCGTTGGGGGATATTCTCGGAGTACCGATCGCCGAGTACAATGGGCACAAGCATGAACCCTTGCCGGAGGGTGAGCGATGGGTGTACCTCGTACAGTACACTGCCGGTGCAGAAGCTTGGAACTGCACCACTTGTGACACGATGATATTCTTCTCTCAGAACTACTCGTGGAAGGTCATGGAGCAGTGTGAGGGGCGAATCGACAGGCTGAACACTCCTTATTCGGTCTTGAACTACTACTATCTGAAGAGCCAGTCGCCCATCGATCAGGCCATTTCGAGGGCGATTCGGGTTAAGGAGATCTTCAATGAGAGGGGTTTTTACGACTCTCTGAGGTGATTGTTGTACCACCCGTTGTACCACTTGGTGCGGCGGGTGGGCAACGATTCTGTTGCTTGTGTGACTGGAGTGACGTATGCGTTTTGCCAGTTTTTTTGCCAGTTTTGAAACGGGCCAGAATCTGTACTATACACGTGCGCCAAATTTTGCCAGTTTTGGGGCGATTTGCCAGTTTTGAAACGGGGGTGGCAAACGATCTGGCAAGCACTTTTCGTTGCAATTTCAACGTTTATACCCCCATTTTGCCAATTTGCCAGTTTTGTTCTAGTTGTTAGGAGTTGAGTAAATTTTCTTATATATAGAGAGTATACAGGGTTTGGTTGGCAAATGGCAAGTATTGTACATGCACTGTATTGTACATGCACTAGCCGACACCCCCCACCACAAGACTCAACGGCATGTACAATAGACCGCGTCGCGAACATGCATCCTAATGAAGGAGATGGGCCTTCTATATTTTCGACCCATCTCACTTCAGCATACCTCCCACGGTTGGCCCGAACTACGCTACCTCAACACCGCATAGTAAACTCAAACAACTTACGAGTACCGACACATGCGGCGCCCGGCCAGCCGTGGGTATAATTCTTGATTCGAGGATAGACCCCATGCTCGAACGCGACTACCAACGCGGACTCATATCCAGGATCGAGGAACGCCTTCCTGGCTGCCTCATCCTCAAGAACGATCCGAACCACAATCAGGGCATACCCGACCTGATCATCATATTCGGATCCAAGTGGGCCGCACTCGAGGTCAAGAGAAGCGCAGATGCTGCTCACCGACCGAACCAGGATCATTTCATCGACAAGCTCGGCGAATGGTCCTTCGCATCATTCATATACCCAGAGAACGAGAAAGGAACGCTCGATGAACTGGAACGTACACTCAAGGCTGGAGGGCCTGCACGCATTTCTGAGCGCCAGCAAGCACGGTTGGGTCAACTACGACGACGAGAAGCTGGGCGAGGCATTCAGGACAGCACAGGCAGCAGCGATGGGGACCAGGCTTCACGCCCTGGCCGCAGAGCATATTCGCCTAAAGATGCGGATGCCGAGGAACAAGGCCACCTTCAACGCCTACGTGAACGACGCCATTGGTTACGGTCTTGATCCTGAGGTCGTGCTATATCACAGCGAGAATGCATTCGGGACCGCCGACGCCATCGGCTTCGACGAGAAGAAGCATCTTCTCCGTATCCACGACCTCAAGACCGGCGTGACTCGCGTCAACATGGTCCAGCTTCATATCTACGCAGCACTGTTCTGCCTGGAGTACGAGAAGCTGCCTGGCGAGATCAATGTCGAGACGCGCATCTACCAGAACGACGATATTCTGGTCGACACTCCACAGCCCGACGATATCGCCCATATCATGGACAAGATCGTCTGGTTTGACAAGCTCATCGAGGAGATCAAGACCGAGGAGAACTGATGCCCTCCGATATCCTCAAACACTACGGGACCAAGCGCCACTCGGGTCGCTATCCGTGGGGATCTGGTAAGGATCCATATCAGTCAGCCCAGGGCTTCCTCGCCGAGCGAGACAAGCTCAAGGCTCAGGGCATGTCCGAGGTCGATATTGCCAAGGCCTGGGGCATGAGCACCACTGAGTACCGTGCTCTGAACAGTATCGCTCGTGCCGAGAAGAAGGCAGGCGATATTTCTCGAGCATCTCGTCTCAAAGACGCCGGTCTGCCCAACACGGAGATCGGTCGACGCATGGGACTCAACGAGTCCTCGGTTCGTGAGCTTCTCAAGCCCAACGCATCATATCGCAAGGACGAGATCACCCGGGTCAAGGATATTCTGGCCGACGAGGTGAAGCAGAAGAAGTTCATCGAGTACGGTCTCGGCGTTGAGCAGAACCTCCAGTGTTCGTCGACATCTTTGAAGACCGCCGTCGAGGCCCTGAAAGCTCAGGGGTATACTACTCACGACGTCAAGGTCAAGCAGGCCAACAGCGATAACTACACCATACTCAAGGTTCTCGCCCCTCCCGGCACCAAAGCTGCCGATATTCATGCACAGAGGGACAAGATCCGCACTCCTGGTGTAGTCATCGACGAGAAGGGGCTACTGTCGACTGGACTTCGTACTCCTCGAGCCATATCTTCAAAGAAGGTCGCCATCAAGTACGCCGAAGACGGTGGTACTGACATGGATGGGGTTATTCTGCTCCGTCGTGGAGTCAAAGAGCTCAGCCTCGGTGGCTCTAACTACGCCCAGGTGCGTATTTCCGTCGATGGAACGCACTACCTCAAGGGCATGGCCATGTACTCGGATGATATTCCGAAGGGCAAGGACATAGTCTTCAACACCAACAAGAAGAAGGGCACACCCATGCTGGGCTCCAAGGACCACACGGTCCTCAAGCCCATGAAGGATGATCCCGAGAATCCGTTTGGTGCGGTCGTTAAACAGAAGTTATTTAAGGACCCGAAGACTGGCAAGAAGGAACTGAGCGCACTCAATATTGTGAATGAGGAGGGCAAGTGGGACTCATGGTCCCAGTCCCTGGCCTCACAGTTCTTATCCAAGCAGTCCCCCAAATTGGCCAAGCGCCAACTTCAGGCTGTCCGTGATGAAAAGCGGAAGCAGCTCGATGAGATCATGGGCCTTACGAACCCTGTTATTCGTAAGCGGATGCTCATGTCCCTGGCTGATGACTGCGACTCGGCTTCGGTACATCTCAAGGCCAAGGCCCTCCCAGGTCAAGCGTCTCAGGTGTTATTGCCGATGCCCCATCTCAAGAAGGGTGAGGTATATGCTCCTAACTATCGGGACGGTGACGTTGTTAGTCTCGTGCGTTATCCTCATGGCGGGACTTTCGAGATTCCTACGCTCACTGTTAACAACCGAGGTAAGAAGTCTCGAAGTATTCTTGGCAATGCTAGGGATGCTATTGGGATCCATCCTTCTGTCGCTGAGCGTCTTAGCGGTGCTGATTTTGATGGCGACTCCGTCCTGGTAATTCCTAACAAGGGGAAGACTCGGATTCGTTCCACCGCCCCACTCAAGGGATTGAAGGGATTCGACCCCAAGAGAACATATCCTGGCTACCCTGGGATGAAGAGGATGTCGGATACTCAGACCCAGATGGGTAAGGTATCCAATCTTATTACTGACATGACTCTCAAGGGTGCCAGCGCCGACGAATTGTCCCGGGCTGTTCGTCACTCCATGGTTGTTATTGATGCCGAGAAGCATAATCTCAACTACAAACAGTCCGAGGTAGACAACGGCATCGCCGCATTGAAGAGGAAGTACCAGGGTGGCGCCGATAAAGGTGCAGCCACTCTTATTTCCAGATCCAAGGGTGTCCAGTATGTACCCCATCGCAAGCCACGCAGCGCAGCGAAGGGCGGTCCATACGATGCAGCCACTGGTCGCAGGGTCTACGAGGAGACCGGTGAGTCCTATATTAACAAGCAGGGCAAGCTAGTCAAGAAGCAGACCAAGACCACCAGGATGGCAGAGGCTACCGATGCTAGGAAGCTGTCCTCCGGTACACTGATGGAGGGTATTTACGCACAGCACGCCAACGAGTTGAAGGCTATGGCCAACGATATTAGGAAGCGTGCTATTTCAACCCCCGCCATCAAACGAGACCCCCGGGCTGCAAAGGCATACGCCCCAGAAGTTGCCACCCTCCGCGCCAAATTGAACCGGGCCCTCAAGGAGAAGCCCCTAGAGCGCCAGGCCCAGCTGGTGGCACAAGGAGTTGTTCAGAAGAAGCTTGAATCAAATCCTGATTTGACCAAGAAAGAACGGGCTAAGCTAGAGGCCATGGCCATAGCAACCGCCCGCCGCCGTCTTGGTTACGATAGACATGGCACAAGAGTGGTCCCCACCCCTCGAGAGTGGGAAGCCATCCAGAAAGGTGCTATATCTAACTCGATGATGGAGCATATTCTAGCCAACTCTGATCTTGACACCATCAAGTCACTGGCTTTGCCAAAGGAGAAGCTTCCTCTTGCTGGTGCTCAGAAGGATCGAATCAAGACTCTTCGATCTAACGGAGCCAACACAGCACAGATCGCTGAGGCATTGGGCATTTCTACAGCTAGAGTTAGGGAGTACCTGAATGGCTAGCCTTCTGTCCATTGTCAACTGTCCATTGTCCTTGAAACGGGGTGTTTAGACCCATGCTACGCCTAGCACTCACTACCGAGGACAATCCTTACGATCCTTTCGATGAGTTCGAAGAGTGGTTTAACTTTGATGTTACTCAAGGTTACCACACCTGTGCCTACCTGGCACGGGTCACTACCACTAGTACTGACCTCACCGAAGCCGATCAAGTCGAAGCAACGAATGAAGCGATTGAAGAGATTCTCGAACTCAACTTGACTGGAAACTATCAAGTTGTAGAACGTGAATTCTGACGAGCTTTCGTCCATTTCGGCCATTTCGAACTTCGAAAGAGGGGGGACAGGGTCCGCAAAATGGCCC